GCTTACGCAGATCCTTCACCACAGTCAGCAGGTCGGTGCGAACCGAGAACTGCTGCACATCAGCGGTGTATTCAGTGCTGGTGTAGGTAATTTGACCAGAAGCGTTCTTGGTCTTACCACCGGGGAAGTAGTAACCGCCTTGGGTGCTGGAAGCAGCGCCATTAGCTTCGGCTTTGGCAAGTTCGTCAATGAAGACGCGGTCACGCCACCGGCGATAGTCGTCGAGCAGGGTCAGGGAACCGATGCTCTGGTGGAACATATTCAGGTTGCCGGTATCCAGCAGCAGACGCTGGGCGGTAACCAGTGTTTCACGAGCAATCTTGAAGGTGCTGGGCTGGGTCGGATCGCCCGGATCAGCGGGACCAGTATATTCCTTCAGTACAACAAGCACCTTCTCTTTGGTGATGTTGCGGCTGTTGGCAGTACCGATGGTTTGGTCAGCCACGCGCTCGCGGCTGTCCTTGGTACCTGGGGTACCCCAGAACTTGTAGCGGTCTAACTGAACGGTTTGACCAGGCTGACGTGTGAAGTCGTGGACGACCACGGGCTCCACAGCCATTTCAGCAATGTAAGCAGGGTGGGGACGATAGAGTTCCGCACCGAGAATCTTTGGGAAATCGTTCTCCTGGTCTCTAGTTTCTTAGAGGGGTGGACTATCTCTTCATCCCTGTGGGATGCCGGACGCTAAATCTGGTATTACGTAACAAGAACGTGTTACCCCCAGTAGTCTCTGCACCTTCCAATCACGCTTGATTGGCTTGGCTCAGGATTACCCTCGACTTGACGTTAGGGCTTCCCTGAATTCATCCGGTTTGCACTCATTAATTACTTAATGAGGTGACAACGTTGAGCGTTCAGTTGAGGCATGTTACAATTTGGAAACTTGTTTATAAACAACATGAATCCAAAAATTGTACCTGGATTTGGTAATCTTTACTTAACCGAAGAAGGGAAAGCCTTTGAGAAACATCTTGACCCCGATGATCAAGAATATTTTAAGGAGATTCCCATCAAGTCAACCAGTGTTTACGACCGTATCTCAGTTCTTGTAGATGGAAAGCGAAAGCGTTTTCATCTTCATGTTTTAATGGCTATTGCTTTTTTGGGATTAGATCTTCGTTCGCATGGAACAAATAACTTTTCCCTGCAAGTGGATCACATAGATAACAACAAAAGGAATAACCGAATTGAAAATCTAGAGATCGTAACCAAACAAGAAAATTTAACAAGAGCCTGGAAAACAGGTTGTTATAAAAACAATGGTTTTGCCAGTAAAGGAAAAGCGAAGAAATCTTTGAGAAAGTTTTCTTCAGAAGACGTGGCCAAAATTAAAACTTTAAAAGAGGCAGGTTTATCTTATCGAAAAATTGCCGAAAAGTTTAATTGTGGCCACGTAGCTATTTACCAAATCGTGAAAGGCTATACCTACCAGGATCTGAACTAGCTATCAAGAAACACTTTGGAATATCCTCCAGTGTTGATTTATCGGGTAAAAGATTAGGTCTTTGACCTTATCTAAACAAATTTTAGCAGTTTGTAATTTATTTGTAATTACATATACTGCGTTGTTGGTGTTTTGTATCGTGCACCCTCAGAATTGCTGGAACCATAAGCTTCCGGATCAACGCCTTGGGCAAAGCCAGGAACACCAAGTGCACCGGGGATAGCACCAGCGGCTAAGCCGCCAAGACCAGCAAGGCCAGCAGAAGCGGGGACAGCCAGGCTGGCAGCAGCCCGTTGTACAGCACTTGCAGGAATGTTGCCAGCAGCAACATAAGCATCAGCAAGAACATTGCGCATTTTGCCAAGGGCTTCTGCACGTTTGCCGCCAGCGGGAACTGATTCCATGGCAGCACGTACAGTTTTACCTGCAGGTGTAATGACGCTTTGAAGAGCTTCGCCAATGGCTGGTGCATAGCGCCCAGCTAAGCGAGCACCTTTTAAACCAGCTGCTGCACCATAAAGGCCGCCTACGCCTGCCAGGATCTTTGAACCAGGATCTTCACCTTGAGCTTCGGCAGCCCCCATAGCGGCAAGGCCGCCAGCTATGGGGATTCCATATTTAACAAGGCGGCGCATAGCCTCACTCCATCACAAACAGTTTGTTTGCAACGACATTGGGCTGAGCGTGATTCAGAACGCGCCAGGCATTCTGGGGGTCACGAGCCATGATGTCGTTAAAGCTGCCCCAGAAGTTTTCGGGCTGTTGCATTTCAGCGGCAGCCGGAGGAGCGGGGAATTCGCCCATCTGAGGAGCAAGGGCCTGAGTGGGGTAACCACGGGTTTCGAGCTGAGCCTCGTTCTCGTACACAGGATACGGACCTTCAGGGCCAAAGAACTTAAGGGTGTAATCGCTCAGCACATCGGGGTTAGTCAGGATTTCGTTGTAAGCCAGGTTTTCCTGGTGCTCATTCACAGCGAAATTGGCATAACCACGGATGGCATCAGCGGCGCGGCTTCCCCACGCGACGGCGCTGTCCAGCATCCCTTCCAGATTCAGGGCGTACTGGTTCAGAATTGCGGGAGCCTCGATCCCGAACGCCTCGATCACCTGACGGCTTTCCGGGCTCATTCCCACGTAATCCGCCACTTCCTCCAACGAGGGACTGGAAGAGATTGGGGAAGAGCTGGGCGAGTAACCCTGGTTGAGATACGAGGTCGGCGCTGCCGATTGTTGCGTAGCTGGGGCGCTGTTCAACCCGTAGTTGGCCGGGGAATACTGAGTCGTCTGCGGAGACGGTTGACCCTGGAACGGGGATTGGACTGGAGCGCTCAGCAGGTTCACCACCTTGTTGAACGCCGATTCCCAGGGATTGTTCTGGGGTGCCTCCGGCTGGGATTGGGGGGCGTACTGTGTAGGGCTGGATTGGTAGCTGGGGATCCCCTGAGGTACCGCTTGGGGGTAGCTGGTACCCACCTGATAAGCCATCGGAGCCGGCGCTGCCTGCTGAGGTGCTGGCACCACGTAGCTGCTTGGAGCCACCGCCGCCGGTGCTTGGCTCGTCTGTGGGATCGATTGGACGGTAGCGTCCTGCATAACTCATCTCCTTTTGTAGAGCTTCTAAAGTGCGATACAGATATGGGGTTAAATCCAATCGCGGATCCGCAGCCATCGGTAAGTCCGGTGATTGCGGGTGGGGGGTCTGCATCATTCCTCCCACGAGGCGAGCGAAAGAAGAATATGCATTCTGTAATTCACCCACCATCCTGAACGGGAACCCCGATAGCATCGCGGCCCGCTCCTCATCCGTTTTTGACGGGAAGAGGTATTTCAGTGCTTCAATGCTATCAACACCTAATTCTTGCAGATTTCGAACAACAATGGAGTTATTGAGAACATCTTGAGTTGAATCCTCATACACGGGACCCAACCAACGCCATAACATTGTTACATCACCGTCGGGAATAAGACCAAGAACACCTGGCGGAATTTGTTGTGTTTGAAGACAAGCCATCATGATTTGTTTAACTTGATCTTCAAACATGGCCATGGCATCGTCGTAAGCAGCAGCTTCTTGTTCAGATGCGTTTGGAGGTAGGTCCAGGGGTTTTTCAAGACCTGCAGAAGCGGCTAGTGTTTCACGGAATAAACGCTCTTCTTGATAAATAATTAATTCAAGGCAACGGCAGATGCCATAGGTATAAATTGCATTTGCTTTTTTCTTGGATGTGGCAGACACACGTCCAAACAACGATTTATATTCAGTTGCGGTAACCCCAGCCGAAATCGATAATTCATCAACACCACCAAGTGCTGTACGAATTTCTTCTCGGTATTGACGAGCAAAAGAGTTTTGATCACCGGTGATGGCGTCTGGAACAATGTAACCAACTCGGTCGTTAGGCTCCAGGTTTGCAATCACCCTTGGAACACGGATCTGTCCATCAACTCCACGGGAGATGGGATCAGACTTGAACCGAGATTGGCTCAACGCACCCATGCCAGTGAAACCAGAGTTTGCGGCAATAGAAGGCCGTTGAACAACAGACTCCCCTCCAGACTCCATAAGGTCTGTCTTGGGACGAGAAGAAAGAAGCGTTGGATTACCAAAGAACTGAACGTTCTTACGCATGGTGCGAACAATTTCATCATGCGTACAAATGTGATTGGCAAGGGCATCAAATTCACCCACGCCTTCTGTCGCAAAACCTTTTGGATTATTAAAAACTTCTACGCAAGGAATAAAACGAAGAGTGTTTTTAAAAGTTTTGGTGCGTCCAGGGACTGTATATTGCGGTTGCTCAAAAGAAATTTCACCTTCTGAGTGAGTTTCCTCAATGACATCCCGTTTAATAGAAAGACGAATATAGCGTTTAGCACCTTGTCCCATGGTGGCCGGACCCGTGAGACTTCCGGCTTGAATATCTTGATCAAACCCAAAGCCACGACGAACTTTATAGCTATAGATGATCACCACTTCATCGATTTCACCATCGATGTTGTAGTAAGTCCGATACTCGTGACGACGGAAATAATAAAGACGATAATTGTTTTTAGTTGGACGAATATAGAAAAGACCCTGTCCATCACACAAGAAATAATCCCAGATGGAATCCAGGCGCGTATCAATTTGATTGTATTTAATTACACGATCAATAAAATCTTTGCGCTGATTGCCAAAGTTATCTTGTGCGGGAAAGAATTCTACACCTTGGCGAATGCCAAAGAGTTTCATTTGAGCTAGGTGGGACGCCACCACGCCCGTATCAATCATCGACCCACCGTCTTTATCGAGGTAGGAATCAATAATTTCTTTAAGACGGGCCTTAGCGTCAACAGCCATTAACTATTTACCTCTTGCTTTAATTGAATCTTAGCAGTTTTCTTGTCTTGTTTCTTTTGCCAAAGCCAACGTTTAAAATAAGCAATTTCACCAGGAGTATAAAGCTCCGGATGTTCCAATGCTTTTTTAACTAGCTTTTTGCGTTTCATTAAGAAACAAATTTATTTTGGAAACCGGCAGGAACCTGTTGTCCGTATTGGGGGCCGGCAAAAAATCCTGCATTGCCCATGGGAACGGGGCCTTGGGCCATTGGAAGCTGCGGACCAGAACCAGGCATAATGCCACGCCTACGCAGCTCCTCGTTCAGTTGTTGGTTTTGTTGAGTACCGCCTTCGTACAAACGCTTCAGCTGCTCACCAGAACGCCCACCTAAAGCACCGGGAGTACGGTTAATGTCAAAACTTGGGGCGCCCGCAAGCATACCCATCGGACTAAAGCCAGCTTGAGGTAAAGAACCGGAAGCTGGTGGCAAGTTGAATTGCTCTCTAAAGCCAGGCGGGGGCGGTGTTCCAGGCTGTTGAAGGCGACGCAATAATTCCGGATCTACAGGGCGATTGGGAACGCCACCTCGATTAGTGGTTGCGATATTACCTGGAGCACCAGGTACGTTTGATTCGCCGCCGTAATACATGTCCTTATTGTCTTGATTTTTCTATTTTAATCCTCTAATACTTCATATCCAGCAGGATCGTGCACTCTGGAAAGCACAATGCCATCACCACGTACATCCCAGTTCAATACATCGCCTTCTTGCCAACCAAGATCTTCGATTACTTCATCTGGTAAAACAATGTATTGATCGCCGTTTTCGTCTTCTTGAACTTCAAGAATGTAACTCATTTTGACAAAAGCTTTTCCATAAGCTTATCAAGCTTACCGTTAATTTGCCTAAAGTTTTCATGCATTTCTTGAATTTCTCTCAAGAAATCAACCTTGAGAACGTAATCAAGAGGTAAACGATTTACCTGGTCTTCCAAGGCGTCTAATCTTCGTTTTTGAGATGAGGTGTAATCAACTGCGCTTTGAACGCGTTCATTTTGACGGTCCAAAATACGATTGGCAACCCACGTGCCACCTGTTAGTGCAGATGCAATTGATGTAATAGCAATTGCAATATACTCTGGACCCACAACCGAAAATGCTTTTTTTCTTATTTTAGGATTAGTAATCAAGTTGAAGCTGCCCCTTTCTTGCTAATCCAGTAACAAGCCAGACGAGAGCGTCAACTGTGTCGTCGTGACTACTGACACCAAAGTTTGTAAGCTCTTCAAACATTGCAGTGAAATTTCGGAAGCGATTAAAGATAATTTTGCGATCTTCAAACATGCCCATGATGCCACGAAAACGTGCCAATTTATCAGCGCGGAACCCTTTGACAGGATGCCAAATTAAGTTATACAAACCCTCATTGTTAAGACAAACACGTTTAAAGTCTGCCTCCAGGGATGCCTGATACTGTACGGCTTCCGACCAAATATCACACGTTGAATAAGTTGGGAAATAATTCCCGTTTTCATCTCGACCAATAATTGACCAATCATTAAGAAGCTCTTTCATTGCATCAAGCTTCTCGAGGTTACCCATAACCCTGATACGGCGATAGTCAATAATATGAATACGATCACCAATACGACCACCCAGGATCATTACGGTGTAATCGTTCTTCTCCTTGGTACCAGCAGACAAATCAACCCCGATACCAAGCGTATCAAACTCCGTTGAAATTTCCGCTTTAACAATAAGTTCAGGCGCAAGAGACAACTCGTTTTGCCTAACGATTTGATTCATGTACTGAAACGAAAAAGCAATAGGTGCTTGCCTTTTCTTTTCTTTTAAATATTCCAAAGACCACATTTCCGGCCAATAGGATTCTTCTTCCCCGGTCTTGATGTTATTAAGAATGGCGGAAAGAACAATTTGAGTCCAGTTGTTTTGTTCGTTGAAAGTTGTCGCGTGAATATCATCATGACGGAAACGCGTGCCAAGACAAATTGCACGACCACCTTCAAACATGGTGGGCGCAATCACTGCGTTCCAGTTATCCTGCATTGTTTTACGAATGTCAGGGTTAGAAATATCCGCAGCAGATTTAATGGCGTCATCGATCATGACAAGGTGAGAACGCTTGGAGGTCACTGAACCTTTGAGGCCAGCGGCACAAAGCGTAAATTGTTCGTCACCAGTTACGTCAATACCTGCAAATTTATGGTCAATAGACCAGTACTCATTACTGGTTGCGTTCTTTAAAAGACGTACCTTGGGAAAAACCTCTTGATACCGTTTGCTCGAAATAATGCGTTTGATGGTTGCAGATTTGGAACGAGCAATATCAACCGTATAAGACAAGTAAAGAATCTGAAGCGGTTTTTGGGCATGTGTATGAATGCCAATTGCCCAAGCCGTTAACAAGCCGAGGACAGTACTTTTGGCTGAACCACGTGGAGCAAGCAGATCAATATTGGGTCCAGCAATTTTAATTAAACAAGAACTATCTTCATTCGTAACAAAGTGCCGATGCCAATCCTTATGATGCTGCGCAGGTGGCTTATCGGCAACGTACTCACAAAAGTACGCAAAATCTTCGCGGGCTCGTGCCAGGAGTTCTAAATTCTTGGGCTTTTTTATCTGCTGATTTCGAGCAGCAGCTTTGGCGTTCCGCCGATGCGCAAGATGAACGTAAGAAGGCACAAGATTGTATTCAGAGTATTACTGAATAGTAATCTATTTTTCTTTGCTTTGCTTTTGTTTTTGCTCTTGGTATTTACGAGCTTTATCTAAAGCTGCCTTACGCTTTTCCTTATCCGACATCTCTGTGCCGTCTTCTTTTTTTGCTTCTTTCTTCTTGAAGTGCTCAAGAAGTTGTGGCGGCATTTTATTTTTAGACATGATCAACCAAGGGGACCACGGGGGCGTTGTTGCATGGCGCGTTCCTGTTGCATATCGCGTTGGATGTTGCGGCCACGACGCAGCTGCTCATCAGTAAAACGCTGTTGGAAAGCTTGATCTTGCATCAAACGCTCAAAGGCTGGACCACGCTGTTGGAAGCCCTCCCTAGCACGCATCTCAGCTTGGGCACCTGGACGCAGGTTACGTTGTGTTTGTTCTGTCGCAACTTGCACGTTGCGTGCCATGCCTCCAGGAGTTTGTGCACCCATGTAATTACATTGAATCAATAAGAATATTTTAAAGCAATTTATTCTTCTAATTGCATACGAGACCAAACGCTCATTGAAGCTTCTTCCAAAGGAAGTTCAATGGGGTCGTCTTTAAAAATAAACATTAATTCACGGATAGCGCGATCAGCGCCAGCCATTAACAAACCTTTGCGATCTTTAATGGCAGTGAACTCTTCTACTTGGGCAATTGTGCCACGGAGTTCTTTTTGCATTGAAGCAATGCGAGCGACTCCGGCATCACGTTTTACAATTCCTTGTTCTACGTCTTCTCGAAGTTTACGAATATCCTCTTGCATTTCATCAATTTCATACAAGAGTTTTTTGCGATGATCGGGTTTGACATAATTGTCCTTAACCCAAAGATCACATGCAGTAATGCTCCCCTTGTATCCAAGGAATCTGGAATATAAATAAATTTCAATCACCGAGTAATTATCTGCAGCAAAAGCGCAGAACGATTCTTGGGTTGAAGCGTCTAAGTTATCAACCCAAGTATCAAATAACTCAATATCGATAAGCTCGTTGGGCCTGACCGTAGTCCCGTGCTTCGTCGCGCTGCTTGAACTCTTGTGATTGTTCGGCTGAGGTGCGCTGTTCGGTTGCACCTTTACCGATGGTTTCGCGTTCTTGTTCACCAGCGGTCTCCATCTTTTTCTTGGAAAATTCGTAAGCCACGCCAGCAGCTTGACGGTATTTGTCTAGATCGAACCAATCTTCGACATCCGTTTGTCCAGGGGGGACGCTACTAGTCATGGCTTATTAGTTTAACAAGAAAAAATCAGAAATTGCTCATCATGCTGGCAAGGCCTTGAGCATAAATGTCACGACGACCTTCTAAAGAAGATTGACGTTGTTGGCGGCCTTTAGAGGCCTCAAGGCGACTTAAAAGTTGCTCAAACTTATTAATATCAAAATAATCTTCAGTACCGGATTGGCCTGTGGGAACAGAAGTCGTCATGTCAGTTAAATCAGAAGTTGCTCATCATTGTAGCCAGGCCTTGAGCGAAGATATCGCGGCGACCCTCGAGGGACTTCTGGCGTTGTTGGCGGCCTTTAGAGGCCTCAAGGCGATTCAGAAGTTGTTCAAATTTGCTAATATCAAAATAATCTTCAGTACCAGATTGGCCTGTAGGAACAGAAGTTGTCATTGCTATTTATTAAAGCCTGAAAATATTATAGCAATTTTAATTTAAAAATTAAAACTGCCGACCAAGGTGTTGTAAAGACTGCCCTGAGATTGAATTTTAGTAATCTCTTTGGTGCCTTCTGTTTTTAATTTTTGAACTTCTTTATCGATTTCACCTTGAAGATTGGTAAGACCAGCGCTGTATAAGAATTGACGACTATCGCGAAGATTTTGTTGTTGTTCTTCTATTTCGGCTGGAGTACCAGTGACTGAAGTAAAGGTGGGCAGAGATACACCTGTACGTTCCAGGGCTTCACCCTTAAGTGTTGGCAGAAGATTCGGAGAGAAATTGAAAGTACGTTGCCCTGTTTTCTTGCCAGCCGCATCGACCGTTTGTTTACCAAACTTAGTGTCGTAATAATTATCTAAATAACTTTGATTAAATTTTTCTTGATACTCAGAACCTTTGTAAAGTGCATCACGCAGATCTTGGGTAGATGTGTAATAGCCTTGGGAGAATCGCTCCATGGCTTTTTGTTTTTCGGCCTCAGTTGCCTGACGCCCCAAAATTTCTTCGTAAGCTGCGCCAACAGCTGTTTGACGGCGCCCAGGAAGAAGCTCCTCTGTATACGTTTTACCAAGGGCAGAGATGTCTCCTTCGACAGGAGTCATATCGTATTTTGTGGCGTAATCACGTAAACGCGATGTTGCTTCTTCGTAGCTTAATAGCCCTTGGCGAAGCTGCTGCTCAACACCAGAACGAAGGGAACCATAGCCTGCTTGACCTGCGGCTTTACGAGCCGCTTCTGCAGCTTTTTGTTCTGCACGTTCTGCTGCTGCACGTTGTTCTGCGGCAGTTTCTTTTTGCTGTTGATATTCTAAAAATTTTTGAAACGAATTATCCGGGGGTGGTGGATTATACGTTACTTGTTGACTGCGTCCGCCGCCCATAATTTTAACCTGCTAATGACTCTATATTAATACGTTTAATTGGACCAAACATACCTGTTGGTTGTGCCATGTAGCCAGCAATTGTTTCTTGCAGGCGTCCCATGCGTTCACGGCGGTTGGCTTCCAGTATTTCTGGTGAAGTACGGAAGGCTGTTTCCCAGCGAGCCTGTTCGCGTCCTAAGCCCATTTGCTTGGGAATAAATTCAGAAAACTCAGCACGACGCGCAGCAAGCTGACGACCAAACTCAATATCAGGAGCTGTGGTGGCTCCAAAGAGAGTGTTGAACATCCCCATGCCCAACTGACCTTTTGCCATTTCGCGTGAATTGCGAATGGCGTCGGCCTGAGCGGCCATCTGAGCATTGGC